TTGAACGGATTAAGTATATGTAGAACAGTAAATAGTTCGTAAGTCTTTTTAGAGCCTTACTCACTTACTGTACAAGATACTGTACAAACTGTTATCTGTAGGGCGGGCGTAGTCTGCCTACAAACCGTAAGGGGATGTTCGTGGCGACAAAAGGCGGCTTTCAAAAGGGTGGAGAACACTTCGCCGCCAAGGGTGTCGCGGTTGCTAAAGAACAAGTTTTAGAGTCCATTAGGGCTGGCATGAGTCTTCAGGCGGCTATGGTCAAAGCGGGCAAAAAACCCGATACCGCCCGCATCTGGATGATGAGAGACCCCGCGTTCGCACGCTCCTTGGAAGAAGCGCGAAGCGATGCAGAATCTAAATCCTTCCAAAGCCTTGGTGTGGAGAAGGAGTCAATTCCTTTTAAGGACTTCTCAAAGTTGTTCCTAGACCAGACTGTATTTCCACACCACCAAGATTGGGTTGACCTACTTGAGGGGCGCGAGCCTTCGTGGCTGCACCCAAGTATGATTTATGAGCCAGGGCAGCAGAACCGTCTTTTGATAAACGTTCCCCCTGAGCATGCTAAGTCAACCGTTATCACGGTCAACTACCCAACTTACCGCATTGCCCTCAATCCCAACATCCGCATTATTGTGGTATCAAAGACAATCACAAAGGCACGCGAGTTCGTATACGCTATTAAGCAACGACTGTCCCATCCACGCTGGCTCAAACTACAGACCGCATATGGTCCTGAGGGCGGCTGGAAACAGGACGCAGATACTTGGCGAACCGATACTGTCTACCTTGGGGGCGATGCGCGTAACTCTAGCGAAAAAGACCCAACCCTTCAGGCACTAGGTATGGGTGGTCAGATTTACGGTGCACGTGCTGACTTGATTATTCTTGATGACTGTATTACCACTGCTAACGCACATGAGTGGGAACAGCAGATTAACTGGCTACAAAAAGAAGTTATTACCCGTCTGGGTAAAAACGGTAAGTTGTTAGTGGTGGGGACCCGAATTGCAGCAAATGATTTATATAAAGAACTTCGTAATCCTAAACACTGGTCGGGTGGCAAAACACCTTTTACGTATATGGGAATGCCTGCTGTTCTTGAGTACTCGGCTGAACCCAAAGATTGGGTTACGCTCTGGAAAGAATCGGATGTCCCATGGGACGGAGATTCTGATACTCCGCAAGAAAACGGCTTCTACCCTAAGTGGGACGGCGAAGCACTCTTTAGGCGAAGAAGTGAAGTAACCCCTTCAACATGGGCGCTGGTTTACCAGCAAGAAGATATACAAGAGGATTCAATCTTCCCACCTGCTTTAGTGCAGGGCAGTACTGATGGAAGAAGACATAAGGGACCTTTGCGTGAAGGCGCACTAGGGCATCCATCTGTAGTAGAAGGTTACACAATTATAGGCTTTGACCCAGCAATGGGAGATAAAGCCCATGCTGCATTTGTGGCGATTACATATAACCGTTCTGATTCTAAGATTTATGTTTTAGATTGTATTAACATGGCTCAACCTAGTCCGCAAAAAATTAGAGCGACTATTGAAGAACTTGTGTTAAAGTACAAGCCACAAGAATTTCGTGTAGAAATTAACGCACACCAGAAAGCCTATGCCTTAGATGATGACTTACGTCAGTGGCTAGGTATCTATGGAGTACGTCTTGAATCACATGTAACTAATAAAAATAAGTGGGACGCATCTTTTGGTGTGGCATCTATGTCTACACTTTTTGGAACTATGCGTGAAGATAAGTTTCAAGACAACAACGTAATTGAACTTCCTTCTACTCAAGACTCAGAAGGACTTAAAGCATTAACCCAACAGTTAATAACTTGGACACCTAACACTAGAGGTAAGACCGACTGTGTTATGGCGTTATGGTTTGCAGTTCTAAGAGCGCGTGAGTTTATGCAACAGACAAATCATCTGGCAAAGTTCACAAACAACCGTTGGACAACGAGAGCACAAGCATCTCAAAGATACTCAATTAATCTAGACGAAGCCTTCTCTGAACAGTGGGCTGAAAACTATGGATAGGAACTAGATGTTATCAATCGACCAAATCTCCGCTAGAGTGGAGTCACTACGTGCTCGCTCTACAGAGCGTGACCGCAGACAATTAGATGTACTTGCAGTCCGTAAGGGTCGCATCTCAGAAGTTTATCCTGAGTTCTTTCCAGAGGGTGTTGATGCAAATGTTGTCGCTAACTTTATTGACATTGTTGCCCGTGACGTATCAGAAGTTATGGCACCACTACCTGCAGTTAACTGCTCAGCAGCAAACCAGGTAAGCGATAGAGCACGGGTATTTGCTGATAAGCGTACCCGCATTGCTGCAAACTATTTCGCTAATTCAGATTTACAAGTGCAGATGTATCAAGGTGCAGACCAGTACATCACATTTGGTTTTATCCCATTCATGATTGAATTGGATGAAGAAGCAGGGCTACCACGTATCCGCATAGAAAGTCCAATCGGGGCTTACCCAGAATTTGACCGCTATGGACGTTGTATTGCCTTTGCTAAACGTTACTCACTACCACTATCTGAATTGGTTGCTCAGTTCCCTGAGTTTGAAATTCAGTTATTAGGCAAGGACCGTTACGAACAAAATCTAGATGCAACGATTGATATTATTCGTTATTACGATAAAGACCAATCAACCATTTTTATTCCAAGTCGTAACAATTTAATCCTTTCTAAGGTTGCCAACCCAATTGGCAAAATGATGGTAGTGGTCGCAAAGCGCCCATCACTAGATGGCGAAATGCGTGGACAGTTTGATGATGTACTTGGTATTCAGTTGCTCCGAAATAGATTCGCGTTACTTGCGATGGAAGCAGCAGAGAAGTCAGTACAGGCACCAATCGTTGTACCAGGCGATGTTCAAGAATTCCAGTTGGGTGGAGATGCAATTATTCGCACCAACTCACCAGCAGGAGTTCGTCGAGTTGACCTAAATATTCCAGCAGGTGCATTTACTGAGCAGCAAGTATTGCTTCAGGAATTGCGTACTGGAACACGTTATCCAGAATCTCGAACTGGAAACATTGACGCTTCTATTGTAACTGGACAAGGCGTTCAAGCCCTTATGGGTGGATTTGATACACAAGTTAAATCAGCACAAGCAATCTTTGCATCTGCTCTCAAAGACGTACTATCAGTTTGTTTTGAGATTGACGAAAGAATGTTTAACGCACAGAAAACAATTCGTGGCGTAGATGCTGGTTCACCTTACTCACTTGAATACACACCATCAAAGGACATTAAGGGTGATTACTCAGCCGATGTCCGTTATGGAATGTTGGCAGGACTTAATCCTGCACAGGGACTTATCTTCATGCTACAAGCACTTGGCGGTAAACTTATCTCCAAGGACATGGCTATGCGTGAACTACCATTTGGAATTAACGTAACACAAGAGCAAGAAAAAATTGAAGTAGAAGAGATGCGCAATGCGCTTGTAGGTTCTTTGCAAGCATACACACAAGCCATTCCACAAATGGCAGCATCAGGCGGGGACCCATCTGATATCGTCAAAAAAATCGCTCAAGTAATCAAGGCTCGTCAAAAGGGTACTTCGATTGAAGATGCGGTTGAAGATATCTTTGCTCCAGAATTACCTCCTGCTGGTGCACCAACGGTTGAGCAACCGTCCCCTGCTCCCGCTGCGCCAGTAGGAGGCTCTCCTGTTTCTCAGGGTGCACAGGCGCAACCAGATATACAAACACTTCTTTCAAGTTTAAGTGCAAGTGGAGCAGCAAACGCAAGCGCAAGAACAGCAATACGTAGATAAATAAGGAGGGGACACCATGACAACACTAGCCGCTATTCAGGGCGATGGTTGGGCTGTAATCGGATGTGACTCACGTTCATCTGATGAATCAGGTCGTCCTATGGACCTTGCTACTCATAAGATTATTGAAAACAATGGAATTTTAATTGCAGGCTCTGGTGCTAGTCGGGGTTCAAATATTTTGCAGTTTGGTTGGAAAGCACCTAAGCCAACAGCAACAGAAAACTTAGATAAGTTTATAACACAAAAGTTTATTCCATCAATGCGTAAAGTATTTATTGATGGTGGCTACGACATGAAAGAAGACGGGGATGCTGCGGAACACGATTCATCGTTCCTTGTTGTTGTGCGGGGAACTATCTATCCTATCTTTGAAGATTATTCTTGGGACCGCGATTCTCGCGGTATCTACTACGCTGGCAGCGGTGGCGACATTGCTCTTGGTGCTATGGAAGCATTGTTACTTGAATTTCCATATATCGAAGCAGAGGGTGCTGAGTCGGTGGTAAAGCACGCAATTGCTATTGCGTCTAAGTGGGACATACATACTGCTCAACCAATTATTGTTAAGACACAATATGACAAATAAGTTTACGAAAAAAATGGATGAAGTTATTTCATCTTTAATCTCAGAAGATAAAGATGGCACTGATTACATTTGTGCTAACTGGGTTCTTATTACCGAGTGGGCTGATTACAGTGGAAACCGCTACCTTCACACAGAGGTAAGCGAAGAAATGACACCATGGAATGCCTATGGCATGATGAAAATGGCAGAAGAATACAATAGCGATGTGCTAAGAACTAAGAACATTGGTTCAGATGAGGAATCCGAATGATTAAAGAAACACGCGGAGGCATGAGAGTGCCCAACAATCCTGCACCAGTATCTGGACCAGGTGCTTTATCACAGCGAACAGATGGCGGACCAACACAACCTGCTACATATATTTCTGGACTTCCTTACGGTCAGGGTCAAGCAACATACGACCAACAAACTGCTGCTCCTATGGCTGGTGATACTACTGCTCAACCAGCAATTCAATTGCCAGAAGCAACTCCACTTATGGCTCCAACAAGTAGACCAAATGAAGCAGTAACAAGCGGTATTAATATTGGACCTGGACCAGGTTCTGAAGTTATGGCTAATCGCCCTAACCAAACTTATACACTTACACAAACATTACAGCAACTTATTAAGTATGACCCAAGTGGTGATACTGAAATGATTTATAGAGCATTAGTTGACGAAGGATACTAATGGCTTATAAGGTAAATTATGTCGTTGCTAAGACAAGCCCTAATCTTTATGCTGCAGCACAGCAGGGAAATCTTGACCCTACTCAAACAACACAATTAGAACAGTTTAGTTGGAGTGTGCAAAAAAACAAAAACTTTATGAAGATGCCTGTTGATGAGGCTCGCAAAGAGTTTTTTAAATTAGAAACTGAAGCACAAGATAAAATTAAGTTTCTTTATCCTAATGCTGAGTATGCTAAAGAAGCAGATACTTTTAGTGACCATGCTGTTGGCGCACTTAAAACAGTAGGTAAAGGTTTAGCAAGCCCATTGATTGGTTTATTCAAGGGGCTAACTGCGTGGACACGTGTTATTAATACTCCGTATTTAATGGCACGTCAGGCTGCACAAGGTGAAGGTTTATTTAATAAGCAAACATTTACTGATGCATGGGATGGTCGTCGTGTTTACGATAACGGTGCACTTGATGACACTATTAAGTACTTTGGTCAAGAGCGTGTAGAAGTTGCTAAGGGTATTCTTGCTGGCTTAAAGCCAGGAGAGATTGTTGCATCTAGTGGTGAGTTAGACCAGAAAATGCTTGATGCTTTGCAAGAAGCATACAATGAGCCTGAGAAGTTTAAGCAAGTTATGGACGGCGTTAAGTACGCACAGGTTTCACCTGGTCGCGACATACTTCGTATGTTTGATACTAAGCCTACTAAGGGTAATTTACAACAGGATTATATTGACGGAACTACAAAAAATCTATCTGGTGCAATTGATTTTATTTATCAGTTAGCAATTGACCCGCTAACCTACTTAACATTTGGTAGCAGTAGTCTTTTGAAAAAGGGTGACAAACTAGCCGCTATTGTGCAAAAGCATGGTACTGCTGGCGTTCGTCAAATCTTTGCTACTGAACCAGAAGTTGTAAAACTATGGGATAATCTTGGTGGAGAAATTAAACGTCTTAAAGACGCTCCAGATACAGCAGCACGTTCTGCTGTTATCCGTGACATTAAAACTAATTTCCCTGCATACAATAATGATGAAGCAATTAAGTTGCTTGAGCGTAATGAAATTACAGATGCTAAGTCTGCACTTGGATACTTTGAACAAGTAGAGAATGTTCCATTGTTCCTATCTGGACGTGTTGATGGTGTTCAGTATTTCCGCAATGGTGTTGCTACTGCACGCAGTCAACGTCGTCTTGGCGAAGGCATGGCGCGTTGGTTAGATAAAGAACTTAACTTTACTGGTCGTACTACAAAAGAAGTTGCCGAAGAAGGCGAAGATGCATTTAAAACTCTCTCTACTCTTGGTAAAGAGGGCGAACTATATGCTGAAAATATTGATGATATTAAAAAGTTTTACAAAGGCATGTCAAAGAAGGAAAAACTTGCGCAACGTTTTGCACGTAGCCCACAAGGTGGCGTAATTCTTCTTGGAGAAGATGCATATAAAACTGCGGATAACTTTAGAACAGTAGCACGTCAAGTATTACCACGTGACTTGGCTGATTTTGTTACACAAAAGTTTCTTGCTTCAGAGGCTAATGACCAAGTTGTTATTATGCGCAACATATATGTTGGCATTATGCAGCGTTTTGGTCTTGATGGTCATCCAGATGGCAAAAAACTTATGGACGAAATTCTTAAGTCTAAGTTTGGTGACAAAGAAGGCGTATCTATTGTTTCACAACTAGAAGTTAATCCAGCATTTGCTGATGAGATTGGCAAAGTTGGTCTTAAGTTTGAAGATGACGTACTTAAGTATGAGTCATCTGGCATTATTCACCCGTTTCAAGAGGCTGGTGCTATTGGTTCATTAAACTATATTCAAATTGCACAAATGGCTGGACAAATTAAAAGCAAAAAGAATCTTATTGGTGCAATGGGTGGAGCAACTCAACTTAAAATTGCTGATGACTTCGTAAACGCTTGGTCTGTTCTTACACTATTCCCTCGTTTGGGTATCCGAAGCGCAATTGATGAAGCATTTATGTTTGCACTAACTGCACCAGGACGTGAAGTGTTTGATTTTGCACTACGTCGTGGACATCGCTTGGGCAAAATGGCTACTGCTTACACTGGTAGCAGAACTGCAGAGCCACTACGTGCTGGTCTAAAGTCATGGCTTGGCGGTAAGCGTGTTTCTGAAACATTAACACTTGCTCAACGTGCTGGTAAGCGTAGTCAAATTGCTAATCAAGAAGAAATTAGCAATGACATGGTTCGCAATCTTGATGTTGCATTTGGTACAGCACAAGATGCCGTTATGCCCTTCCGCAAGAAGAGCGGCAAAAAAGATAAATTAGGCAATGTTATTGACGAAGAGGCTGATTTAATTATTGAAGGTTTAGCACACAGTGCTCACCTTCTTAACTCAGCAACACGTTCTATGGCTGGTGCAGCAAGCATTACTGGTAAGTTTGAACGCGAGATAGTTGAAGAACTTATTGACCCTAATAACTATGACATGATGCTCAAAGACCTTGATGCAGTCAGTGGTCGTGGCGGTCAGGTAGTTTCAACAGAAGAACTTGCCGATGCAAGGATTTTTGGTGGACGTGGTGTTACTGCAGTTCACTTTGAAAACTGGATTAAGCGTTTTTATGGTAACGCTAAGGCTCTTGATGGCAAAGATGGTAAGCGTTTATTTGACCCAGCAACTAACTTTCTAAGTAATAATGGACTTGAGACTGCTGTTGATTTTCGCAAGGCTAAAGAAGAAGCACTTGCTGCTATTGGTATTCGCCGCAACAAAGAACTAATTGAAGAAATCGGCGAAGACGGCGCTAAGGTTATGAAGGAAAGCATGGTTTATACCATTGTTGACCCTCAGGCTGTAAGACAATTTATTCAAATGTCCTCACGCAGTAGCGAACTTGGTCAACGTGGTGTTACTCAAGTGGATATTGTTGTCGACCAAGTAGACCGTATCCTTATTGATATGTACTCAGCGTTTCATGGTTCTGCTACTAAATTTAACTCTGGATT